GATAAGGGATTCTTACCGAACATTACTAGTTAGAGCAAATATCTTTAGGCTCAGGAGGTATTAGCGATGTATAGCTAGGGGTTACAGCAATAGCTCTTACTTGACTTCTCCATGCAATAAACTCAGTTTGATTAGTCAAATAAGGATTAGATTGTGCAGGGTCTGCCACGCTAGGAATGGTTGTCCAATCAGTCGCAGATAGTAATTGTTGAGCTTGAGAGCCAATTTGACCAGCTACAGAAGCCTGATATTGTGCAATCATTTCTGGCGTCATTTGAGCCACTACAATTGTATATACAGTATCGCCATCACGATAAGGTGCTACAGACTCTAAATACTGTGTAGAAGCATCATAAGGCAGATAAACAGTTACAGGAAGGCATGAATTTTCAGCCATCCATTCAGCATCAGGGCCTGAAGCTGGAAAAGAAGTATTAGGAAACAGAGTTTGGTAATCACCAACTTGTTCTACTGTTTGTCCATTAACGATTGCGATTAACATTTATTTCTCCGATTTAATAGGTTGGCAACGCAGAGGTTGGTGGTGTGAAGTTGGCTGTATATCTAGCAAGTCCATTGGTAATACGAAAATCATCTATATAGCCGTTTAAATACCATATAGGTGTTTGTTGAACACCAATATATAAAGTTTTAGATGCTGAACCAATAGAATTTGTATTGCTATAACTTCCTACGCTTGTTCCATTTACATACAAAGTAATTGTTCCATTATTTCTAACCCCAGCAATATGATACCAAGTGCCTGTTGTTATAGTTGCTGAATAAAATGATGTTCCAGCACTTGTTAAAAATCTAATAGTATTGGCATTAGAAATTTGAATTAACCATTCATCTGAACTTCCAGAAGTCCATGTTCCAGCCATTGTGTAATAACTATTTGACAATGAATTTAAATAAATCCAACCTTCAACAGTAAAATTCCCTGTTCCAAAATTCATTACTGGGCTATACGGTTCTGTTAAATAATCAGTCGTGCCATTAAAACTCAAACTTCCTGTCCCATACTTCTTAACACTTGTGCTTACTTGTGCAGAACCTACTGTTTCTAGGTTGTTCATCATAGCAAGGTCAGGGATGCCAGCGTTGGTCATATTAGCTAGTAAAGATGTTCCTGATACTGCGGTTACTGGGGCAGTCGGTACTGTATAAGTTGTTCCTGTATAAACCGCTGTGCCTTTTACTACCCTTGCATTAGAAACATAACCAGTCAAGTAAGCTGCACCGCCAGCATAAGCACCAATATATAAAGAATTTGCAGAGCCATTATTTACGCTTTGTGCGGATGATGCCGTTCTGATTCCATTTTGGTAAAGATTGATATTTGTTCCGTCATAGCAAATAGCAAGATGATTCCAAGCATTAACAGTAATTGCAGTAGAAGAATTTACTCCAATAGCTCCTGTGTCTGTATAAAAACCTAAGTTTCCATTAAAAATCCGCATACGCAGATTTCCAGAATCGTTAGTTGTAAGAATCCAATTATCTGTTTGTGAGGTAGTTGGATATACCCATGCTTCTAATGTCCAAGAGCCTGTACCAAAACCAAAAGCAGCGTTGCTTGCAGTATTTAAAGAATCACCACTACCATCAAAGTATCCACTTCCACCTATTACGCTAGTAGAGTATGGTGCTGTTGGGTTAAATGGTGAGAAGCGTTGAACAGATGGTGAGCCGTTTACTGTTAGAGTAAAAGCGTTAGAACTATTATCAATAAAGCGATTGGATTGGCAAGTTAAAAGGCTTGTTCCGCTTATGGCGGTTAATGGTAATGTTGGAACTGTAATTGTTGTATTGTTAGCTCCGTAAACATCTGTATTTTTAACAAAACGAATATTACTTAAATAACCATTCCAATAATTCCCTGGGTTTGGAGTTGTTTGTCCACCTACAGCCAAATTTACTATTGTTGAAGTTGAATATGCAGTTGTAGTACTTGCTACAGATACCCCATCAATCCACATTCTTGTTGTTGTACCATTAAATCCAATAGCAAAATGATGCCAAGTATTTATACTAGGCATTGTTGGAGTTAATGAATTTGGTGTTCCAGTACCAACATAATAGTCAAATTGCAATGCTGAACCATTTTGGTACAAAGCGTATTGCAATCCAGTGGAACTCCAAGACCAAGTAGAGCCACTAACGACAAATATTTTGCCGTTTTGAGAACTAGATGTTGAATAAAACCATCCTTCTAATGTATATGCGCTATTAGGATTAAACTGTGTTCCAGCACTCCCATTGCTTAAATAACTACTTCCATCAAAATAATTACTCCATAAACTACCATAAGGACTAAAGCTACCCTGTGTAGTATTGCCATTGCGAGTAATCGTAAAGTTGTTAGTAGAGCTATCTAAGAATGTATTGTTCTGTGCGCCATTAGTACCATCGCCATTTAATAGCAATGAAACATCATAAAAGTATGGGTCAGCAGGGCCACCGCCTTGAGTAGAAGCAGCACTTAACAGGTCACGAACTGGCATATTAAGCCATCGCCTTTCCTAGAACAAACCCTTCGTATGTAGTGCCACCATCAAGCGTGTAAAAGCCTAATACATCAACGCCTGAAGCCGTCAAAGTGGGAGCAGTACCGCCAGCCCATTTAACGCCTGAGAAATAGTTTACTGTGGCTGAACCACCGTTAGTTAATTGTAGAATAAAACTGTTTACTGTTCCGCTTGCGGCCACATTGCTAATAGTAAAGGTCGTAGTACCTGAGATAGTCTTAGTAAAGTAGTTACCAGCAGATAAGTCAATGGCACTAGCAGAGATAGCGGTAGAAGTTTCTTTTACGCCAGTAAATGTAGGTGTAGTACCTACAGCATTGGTATTAAGGTTATAACTATCACCTGATTGGATTTCTTCAATCGTGGTCGAGTTAATAACTAGGGGTAAACGAGCAGTCATAATAATCCTTAACTAATAGGTACTTGTGTTGTTGAGCCAGTATTAAGCAGTACGCCTATATAGCCGTTAGAAGTTGGTACTTGAGTGGTAGATCCGCTATTTAGCAATACGCCTAAATAAGCAGTCTTATTTGTCCAAGTAGGAGCTACACCAGTACCTCCTGAAGTTAGTACCTGCCCAGATGTTCCTGGATTGTTACTTGCGAGTATAGCTGTCTCAGCCGTATAGTCGCAAAATACATCTTGCGAACCACTGGAAAAGTTAACCAGTGATCCTGAATTAGAAGAGGACAGTACAGTAGTTCGGGCAAGTGTTGTGCCTCCACTACCGACTGTACCAAAACCTACTTCCCAGTTAGCACCAGACTGATCTGCGATAACATAGTAGGTTGTGTTGCTGGCTCCAACTCCAGCAGAAAAAGTACGATAACCTGTTGCTGCTCCTAAGAGCGTGACTGTTCCTGTACCAGGACTAGTACAACTTTCTTTAACTCGATCTGCTATTACTAGAGCCATTATTGCCTTTAACTAAATTGTACTTTGAAGGTAAACTGAATACTGTCACCACTGTTTAGAGCGATACCAGAAAAGTCACCTTTAGCAAACAAATTACCAGAAGTAGTTGCATCAAACAAACCAGCATTGGTGATTGTCTCACCAGTACCAGCAGTCTGTGTACCTACAACTTGATATGTATCATTAGTTGTTGATGTTGTTACTTGTGTAGCAGTACCAGTAGTGCGTGGTGTTACTTCAGTAAACAACGTTGTGTCGGTTGCGCTAGTTGTACCAGACCCTGTTCCCCATCCTACATACTTAGGCTGAGTTGCAGCACCTCCTGCGAGGTAGTTAGTTACAATAGCTTTACCAGTATTTACTAGCAATGTAGCCATTTTTTAATTCTCCAGATAATTCTCTTGATTGGGTTTTTATGCCAGTAGTCAATAACACCAAGTTCTTCCACAGTGCCGTCAGCACGTGTAATGGTGGCGATAAGGTGAATCTCTTTAGCGTTAGAGTGGGCTACTTGCATTATGTGTGTTGCTTAACCAGTTCAAGAACAATTGTAAATGTCAAAGTTTGACCTGTGCCCTCATAATCAAAGGTAGCTAAAATCTTACCTGTAGGATTGGTAGCATTATTAATAATACCGCCATAATGCCTTGCTTCTACTTTACCACGTCCTGCAAAGTTCCAGAACACAGTATTAGAAGAAGCACCTTCCCAAAGTACGTTTACAGTTAATAAATCTTCTACGTCGTAGTTGATTTTATTAATACGTAAACGATTAGCTTTAACTCCGTTGATGTCAAAGTTACTTAATGTAGCAGGGTCAACAATAGTATAAACGCCTGAATCAGTAGCAGTCAATGTACCTTCGTATTTAATTACGACGTTACGTGGACCATCAACTAATATTTGAATAGGCGTTTGAATTGTAGTAGTCATGTGCTACTCCCTATTAACGTGAAAGTTCTTGAGCTGTACCGATGAAGTCTACAGTTAAAGTATCAGTTGCAGTAGGGGTAATTTGCATAACAGGGGTAATTAAAGCATTAGTCAATGTAGTACCAGTAGAACCAATAGTAGGAGCTGTTACACGAGCTACCATAGTGTTATTAGAATAAACTAACAAATCTGTACCATCAAAGTATAAACCAAGTTCAACCCAAGTTGCTGCAGCAGCAGTAGCTACGCCAGTAACTAAAGTAGTAGCTGTAGAGTTTACAGTAGATACTAAGTTAATAGAAGTGCTTGAAGCAGCTTTGCTAAACCAAAGACCATCAGTAGTTGCTGAACCAGCTTGCAAACCAACGTAGAAAGATTTAGTTCCAGAAACAGCAGAAGCTTGGAAACGAGTTGTAAACCAGAAACGGTTACCTGCTACAAACTGGAAAGAAGACCCACGCTTGTAAGTAGAGGTTGCCGTAGTTGTACCACCTGGAGTTAGAATAGCTTGACCACCAATACCATCTGCAAGAGCAAAGGTAGAACTAGTACCAGTAATAATGTAATCAGTACCAATAAGAGTGTTAAAGTCATTCATGTAGCTAGTGCTGCCTAAAGTCTGTGTACTAGCTGTATGGAAAGGGTCTGGGTAAGGATAGCTGTAAAACACTTCACCAGAATATGCTGTGGATATGCCACTTGTAAAACGGGTTGGATTACTCATTTAATTGTTCCTTAACGTGATGAGTTCACGCCCGAAGGCGTTAAGGTAATAGAAATTATTACGAATGATTTTTAATACTAGCTACAGGAGTCATGCGTTTCTTTTTAACGCCAGACAACTGACCGCCTTGATTCTCTACTGCTTGGGTATTGCCGAGACCTTTAGGTGCGTTCATTTTAGGAACAGACATGTTGCTTTTCTTGTCCTTAACAACAGCACTTGCTGGTTCTTTAATAATTGGATAGTCCATTATTTGTCCTTTAAGAAGGAAGGGAAAGGAATCTTTTGAATTCCTAACCCTGCCATTATATCACAAATTAACTCAAATGTAAAGAGTTAATCAAGGACCATTAACGCCATAAATAGCACGTGGGTCTGTCCAACCGAAGCTGTAACGCTCGTAGCCTTTAGCCTTAGCGTTCATTGTGTCGAAATCATTGTCTTGATCGAACATGATACCAACACGTTCATAGTATTTCATACCATTTTGAACGTTAGTGCGGAGGAACCAAGCGTGTGGGCTTGTGAGGTAATGGTTCATAACAATACCTTCTGGGATGGCATTAGTTGCCTTCAGAACGTTAATATCGTTGTTTGCAGTACCAGATTGGAATACAGACTTCAAAATGCGGTTAGCATTGTACCATTCTTGACGAGCAACGATCAAGCTACGTGGCATTACGTTGATCAAGAGACCACGGTCATTTTGGAAACCCATGATTGCAACAGTTGC